ACATCCCAGCCCAGCTCAGCTTCCACGGCCTTGACATGCGGCGCACCGCCAGCGGTGAAATCATCCCGTTTGCCACGGGCCTTGATGGTCTCGAACGCGATGAACAGCTCCATCTCGCGCTCAGCCGGGTCAGCCGGGCCTCGGGCTGCGAGCTTGACAGGGTCTTCGGGTACTTCTTCGTCGGGGACACCGCCAGCGGCGATGACCTCGTCATAAATCATTGCGGGCACCTCTGTAGGCACGCCCTTCTTGAAACCGATCACGTGGCCCTTTGTTGTGGCTACTACGCGGTCGCGCTGAAACGTAAATTTCATGTCTTTTCTCCTGTGGTGATAAGAGAACGGGGCTCTAGGCCCCGTTCATCTGCGCCCGTCGTTAGACGATGCAGTTCTCGCTCTTGCGTCCGTCGATGGTGTATTCCACCCGGATGCGTACCTTGCCAGCGGTAGCTGTAGCCGTCAGACCTGCGAGGGTCATACGGATGTTCTTACCGCCGTTGCACAGCAGCGGAGCGGTCAGAGTCAGCGCGGTGCGGGCACCGGCAGCAGCGGCGTCGAGGTCGTATGCAGAGATCAGCGCCGAAGTGCTGCCCTCAATACCGACGTTCAACGTAGCGCCAGAGCCGATACCGACGTAGGCGGTCTCGACAATCAGCTCACCACCGGTGATGACTGCGCCCAAGGGCATGGGGATGCAGTCGAACACTATGCCGGTACCGGCCTGGAGGCCAGTTTCCAAGCTGGCTGGGTCGGCCAGGAGAGCAGTGGAGCCGAAGGTCTTCTTCACAGCGTCCACGCTGTCGGTAGCGAAGTCGTTGAAGTTGAAAACGAACTCGGCGGCGAGCGGGTACTGAGACACGCGGGTTGCAAGTTTCTTCATGGTCTATTTCCTTTCGATGGTAGAGTTTAGACTACTGTGCCACGTAGCAGGAGATAACCCCGAAGTCTTCGACAGCGCCGTTCTCGTAGATGCTGGAGAACTTGGGTTTCTTGAAGCCCAAAATCTTGCCAACCGAGATACCCTGCTGGTTGCCGTAGTCGAACTCTTTCTCGTCCCACTCAGGCGCGCCGATGTCGGCCATGGCCAACGACTGAGCACCGCAGAACAGCATCTGGCAACCGTCGACCGTGCCGCCGCCCCACTTGGAGCCGCTGGCGGCACCGGAGGTGTTGTACACGTGACGGAACTCATGCAGGTAAATGCCGTCCACCTTGACCGTGCTGCCAGTGAACAGTGCGTCGTTCTTGTTGGCAGAGGTCGAGTAGCGCAAGTTGGCCATGTAGTCAGGGTCCATCTTCAGGCGGGCCATGGCTTGCGGAGTCATGAACGCGTGGAAGGTTTCCTCGCCGCCGTCGCCGTTGATGCCACGGATGTAGCGGTCCTTGGCGTAGGCTTTCAGCTCCACGAAGGTCTGCCAGGTCAGCTTGTCTTCAGCCAGGAGGTCCGAAGTAGCAGCACCGGAGACCAGCGACTTGGTACCGTAGTCCCAGCGCAGGCGGCGTGCAGCGGTCGGTGCGGACACGTCAGCAGCGAACTCCAAGCTCAGCAGGTCCGAACCGACGCGAGCCGCGCCGTTGTTCTTCATGCTGTAGGAGACACCGGACATGGTCAGGAACGCCATCTGGTCGATGCGGTCGGCCAGCCAGTAGGCCAGCTTGTCGCGGCTATTGCCACGGAACTCGACGATCGACTTCTGATCAGCCATACGACCTTCGTGACGGTTGGCATGGCGGAGCATGTCAATCTTGATCACCTGGTCGAAGGACTGCATAGCCTCTTCGTTACCTTCCAGGGTACGGTCGCCTGCGATACCGTCGCCAACCAGGTCGGCCAGCAAGGTGATCACGGCGCGTGCGCCCTTCTCGGATTTCTTCAGCTCAGTGATGTGCTGAACCAGCGAGTTCGGGCCTTTGCCCAGGAACTTGTTGAGGAATGAGTGGTTACGGGCCTGTTTCCAGAAATCCATAGACCACGCCGTCTTTTGCTCGTTCGTGAGCAAGGCGAAATTGGTATCTGCCATGATGGCGATCCTTTCATTGATAAGACAAAAACAATGGCTTCTCAGCCGCTTGTCACATGTCGTCGTGACCAACGAAAGGTGAAGGTGCTTTCGTGACCTGTCTTAAACCGATAGATGCATTCTATACCAAAAAGAACCCCGATAGTCAATGACTACCGGGGTTAAGGACGGACTTTCACCGTCAAGGAGACTCTGGTGGTCTCGGGGTTAACTCAAAGCTCGTCGCCGCGCATACGCGACAGCACATCCTCAGGCAGCTTGGCGAAGTCGTCCTGGCTCATCTTCATGATGTCCTTGGCGGTGATCAAGCCAGCCTTGTCGCTGTCCATGCCCACCTTGCTGGTACTCGGGGGTGTGCGCCGGGACGCGTCCAGTGCCTTGCCGACCGCCTGCTTCTTGCGCTCAGCGGCGATGTCTTCCTTCCCGACACGAGGTGTGGTGTCGATGGCGCGCTCCTGCTGCTTGGTCTCCGGGTCACCCAGCACGAAGCTGACGGCGTCCTGCAGTGACGCAGCCGGGGGCATGCCTGCGCGCTGGTTGGCGTTGTGCATCTTCACGACGCGCTTCATGGTAGCTTCGTCGTAGTCGTCGCTGTCCGGGTCCAGCACCGGGTAAGCCTTCTCGATGCGCTCAAGCACGATGTTGTAGCGGGCGCTCTCAGTGGCCTGGGCCACGGCGGCAGCTACCTTCATGTCGCTCTTGGCCTCAGCAGCCTGGCGCTCCATGGCGCGCATGCGCCGCTGAGCCTCAGCAGCCTTGTCGAGCTCGCCATCGGCGAGCAGCTTCAGGTATTCCTTGTCGAGCCTGTCGATCTCACTCTCAAGCGCGGTGATGTCCTCGTTGAACGCCGCGACCTTGTTGCCCTTCTCATACTGAGCGACCTTGGCTTCGAGCTCAGCGCGCTGGGCCCGCTCTTTCTCAAGGATTTCCTTGTGCCGGCTCAGCGGGATGCGCGTGTCCTTCTTGGCTTCTGGCTCTGCCTCGGCCTCCTTCTCAGGTGCCTGAGCCTGAACTTCCGCATCCGGGTTCTCCGGGTCTACGTCGTGCTCATCACCGCGATCCAGTGTGGCCAGGTCTAGTTCGTCTTCCATCTCATTCTCCTTGTGGTTTGCTTGGGGCTTGGGCGGCAGCTGCCGCTTGCTGGGCTGCCTGAACGCGTTGTTGCTCGCGTTTCTGGGCTAAGTCTTCTGCTTTGAGCTGGGCGTCGATGTTCTGGCCCTCGCGCTTGAGGCCGAACTCCATCATCTTCATCTGCTGCTCGTTCTGGAGCTGGCGCTCCTTGATGGTGGCCTCGTGCTGAGCGACAGCCTGCTTCGTCTGTGCCTCGTGCATCTTGGCCTGGGCACTGCCGTCGTCGGGCTCGCCCTGCGCGATCATCTGCGCGTTGACCGTCTTGAGCTGCGCGTCTGCGTGCTTGGCAGCCGCCTCGCCTTCGACCTTGGACACCTCGGCTTCCTGGTGGCGCTTCTGCAGCTCCTGCTGAGCCTGGTACTCGGGGCTCTCCTGGTCGCCCTGGATGAGCTTGAGGATTTCCCGCTTATTCATCAAGCGGCTGGAGTCGATGAGGACAGAGTCAGGGATCGCAATGCCCAGCTGCTTCAGTGCTACGGCCTGGTCGAACTGGCTGTCCTCCAGGGTCTCACGGCGCGGTACGCTGGAGACAACGACGTCGTACTCACCTATCGTGAGGTCGTTGAGTATTTCACCCTCGGGGGTCGGTGTGTTCACCTCGAAGTTCTCGCTCTCACCGGTCACCTGGTCGTGGGTGATCGTCATGACGCGGGCCTCGGTGTAGAACTCCTGCACCAGGTCCAGCACGTTGCGGGCCAGGATGTAGTCACTGCGCACTAGGGAGTCAAGCGGCTTCGCCAGGCCGGTAGCCCCGGATTTTTTCTTTTCCTGGATGGCCTTGGCAGCGACGTCCTCTCGGTCCATACCCTGCATCGAATCTGACACACCCGATATGGTCTTGATATGCTCCTCGGCCTTGTAGCTGATCCGGTCAAGACCTTGAGGAACTTGGTTAGGGCTAATTTTCTGGACATCTTTGTCAGGGTCTCCGTTCACCTCGATGACGAGGCCGGTCTGCGCACCCTTCTGCTCCAGCTCCTCCACGGTCATGTTG